TGCCGCCACCAAGTCACAGCGTTCTCAGGTCTGCTGAACTGGTGACCGTGAGCAATGCCGACAAGGTGGAAACCGTCACCGAAAGCATCAAAGATTAGTGATTCTTCTTGCTCATGTGGCACAAGGAAGTCAACAGGCAACCCGACCTCTGTTGCGAGTCGGCGCAGCTGTTGCAAGATAACAATGCCCCAGTCATCACGCCCAGGTTTGCCAATCTGTTGACGGTTCACACGCCACTGGCAATGGTTCGACCCGATGCTGGCATAAGTCACCGGCGCATACTTGGTTGCCATCTTCAAAAAATCCCAAACCAGCGAAGCAGCCAAATCAACCTGTTGCATCACGCTCAGGTCATTGGTCTGCAACTGTGTCATGCTGGCAGCGTTCTCAATGCCCTCAATGATGTCACCCAAATCAAGCGCATAGATTCGCCCATACTTGCCACGCTTCAACTGTTCTTCAATACGGTCATACGAAGCCAACACGCGCTGAATCAGCTCTTTACTGCCACCACGGTAATCGACCTTACCCACCTGAAAATCTGCCAAACAAACAACAAACACCTTTTCATTCGCTGTGGCCTTCGGTGTGCGAGGCCTAGTCTTCTTAGCCTCAGCAAACAACAACGGCAAATCAGGATTAGTGCCGGTGCGCTTCCTGAACCTAAAACGATAAGCCGTCAACCACTGCGGATCAAGCGGAAACGGTCTAGCCACCTGCCAACGGCTAGTCCGTGGTTCGCCAACAATCTCAATCAGTGCAGGGTCAAAACCAGCCTCAACCAAGAACTCGTCAAAGTTCGGCTGCTCATCAGGTAAGAAGCCCCTGGTGGTTGCTTCGCCATTAGTGCCATCGAACTCAACAGCAGGCCGCCAACTGTTCGGCGCATCAAGTTTTGGTGCTGGTTGCAAGTCTTCTAGCATCAGTCAATCTTCCCACATGAACACGCTTTTGAACGGTGATGAGTAACAGCGGAATCAGACAACAACACGCCGCGCTGTCGAAGCGCAACACTCAGAGTCTTTGCAGGCCACAGATCAGGTGACTGCAACGCGGAAGCCAGAATGTCGGCATCCTTCTTTTCAAGTTCAGCCAGCAACGACCTGACACGACACGGCCTAGCCTTCTTGTGTGGTTCTAAATTGTCTAGTAAACCCATCACCAGCCCCTGTTCAGTTTCTTCGCAACCATCAAAGCGTAACGGTTGGCGTGGTTTCCTTTGCGCGACTCATCAAGCAACCAGGCGGCCAAGTCTTTGCGGATGCCCTCAAAGTCTTCATCCCACACAAGGTTGTCATCATCAATCAGTTTCGATGCTGCCCGAAGTTCAGCTGAGTTGCTTAGGAATAGTTTGACCTGATTGCGCATCATTTGTCACCGGCTCTCAGCCAGGCGACAATCGCTGTGCAGGCGATGATGATGCCGAAACCCACATACAAGACATCCATCAGTTACCGCCCTTGATTGCGCGAACATAAGCTCTGTGTGTAAACCAGTTGGCAACGCCCTGCTCATCAATGTAAGGTCGCAACTTGTCAACATCAGCCAGAATGCGATCACGCTCAAAAATCCTGCCAGCATAGAAGCCCTGCGTGTATTGCGATTGATTAGGCGCAGGCTCAAACCATTTAGGGTCGAACTCGCGTTCTAGCTCAGGATTACTCATTGCGACTCCAATCTTGCAATCAAGTTCAAAAGGTCGGTGCATTTGCCGCCATGATGAGCGCAACGGCCAACGATTTCGGGATGTGCCATGCGGAAAGTTTCCATCGCATCGTGGTCAGCCAAAGCATCAAAACACACCTGGCGTTTGATTAGCTCAACGATGCGCTCACGCTCACGCACCTCACCCTGTTTGCGATAGTTCTCGCGCACCGGTTCACCATGCGGATCAATCATTTAGCACCTCGCCCTGAATAAGACCGATGCAGTGCTTGACCACACCAGCTTGCACAACGCAATCGTGCTTCACAAGTTTCGTGTGATAAAGCCCAAGCTCATAAACAATACGGTTCTCAGTGTTCTGTGCCGCACGGTCAGCATCAGTGTTCGCGGCAGTGCGACCGGCTTCAACACCCAACAGGTATGCCTGTTTGATTTCGGGTTTAGTCAGATCAAGCATCGAAGTCACGCACCCTCTCAGCGACATACTCCAACGAAGGTGTCTTAGACGGATGTTGCGCTAACGACTGAATAAAGTCGGCAACCTTCACAACAGTTTCCATCTTGCCCATCTCATAGGCTGTGTTAGCTGCTTCACGCACAGCCAAAGAAACCTGCTCATAAGTGTATTTTGCATCGGCGCTCATTTGCGGCCTCGCTTCACACCTGGTCGTGTGTGGTAGTCGTAGAACATGCCACCAGCAAACACAAGTGAGCAGATCCCAACCATCCAAAGTTCTAACCCGAACTCATAGACATAGTGCAGGCCGAAGCCCAAAGCTGCACCGGCAGCCAATACCAAAAGTGTTTTGATCATGCGTTCACCTGCTCAGTTGCAAGTTCGTAGTTTGCCCACAAGTTCCACTCGCTGATTGCACGAACAGACTTCTCGCCGCGGCCATTAGTTACTTCTACTCGCACAACCTTGCTAGTGCGCTTGCGATCAGCAATGCGAATGATGCGAATGGTTGTGTTGTTCTTCTTGCAGGTATAAACCTGTCCAGCTGTTGCGTTCATTTTTTACCCTTCATCAGTTTGTTGGCCTGATAGGTCAATAATGCCCCTGTTTTGCTGTGATTTCAAGCACCGAAACGCCCATTTTGCGTGTCGTTATCTAACCGTTACAAACGCCACAATTCGATAGTTGCGCCAGGCTCAGGCCTTGTTTTCTCGCCACACCAGACCTTTTCGGCCAGAATCTTGACTATCAGCGCATCATCAGCGATCAGGCCGCCAATGGTCAGCGCATCGCCCACAGCCCGAATGTAGTGGTCTAGGTCGGGTTTTCCGCCTGGATAGTTCACGAACTTGGTGTTTGGTGGCCGTTCAAGATAGAAGGTCACTTTTAGTTTCACAGGGTCAACAAACATGCTGACATCCTGAGTGTCATTGAACATCTGCTTGACTGCCAGGATAATGTCGTTGCGCCAAGCTGGTAAATGTTTGCTGGCCTCAACCATCACAGGTTTGCCGGCAATCACAAAAGCGTTCTTCGACCCTTGTGGTGCTGGTCTGCCATCAACGAACAGCAAAGCGTGTTCGCGGCCTACTTCCGCAACCACACTGCCGCCATCGTGCCGACCTGGAACATGAACACAATCAAAGCCCACAACCGCAACGGCACAGGCAACGCATCGCTGTCAACAGCCAGCCACGAAAACAGCGCACCCGACCCCAAAACAAAGAAGGTCAAAAGTTTGTGCATTAGAACGGCGCAATCTCGCTAGCACCAAACGCTTCAAGGTTCGTGCGACCAACAGGGTTGCCTGGTTGTGCCAATGATTTAAAGACGGCGTTATTTACCCAGAAGGAAATTGCTAACTCGCCTTTGTCGTTAGTGAACTTGCTGATCCGCAGCTCACCGGTGACCTCGTAGAAGCCATCCTTTTGAACGGTCACACCTTCATCAAGAAAGATGTTGAAGTAGTGCTTTTCCACAACTTCATACTCGCCAGAGTCTTTTCTTTTTACAACTGGAACAGGAACGGTTACATATGATCCGCCTGCTTTGGTCTGCTTTGTTTCGCCTGCATAACCGGTGAGTGTTACAAATAGATTTTTAGCCATGTTCTTACCCTTCTAATAGTTTGTTTGATTCTAAACACTGCCACTGACAATGTGTGCAGAAGCCACACAATCGGAATGACCACAAACACGGTCACCAGGCATAAACCTAACGCCGCGAACCACAGGCCGATCCTCACGGTCAAAGTCACCATGCCACGGAATACACGCCTCGCCATTGTATTTGACCTGCTTTGCTGGTTTAGCCCGACAACTCGCACAGTATTGCGCAGTGTGTTTCTTCTTAGGAATAACGACCCAAATGAAACCGCATTTGCGGCACTGAACCTGGTTGTCTTCCACACCGCTAGATTACTGGTTTTCAACGACACGAGCAAACACCCCTTCGAACCTGAGCGCGACATGGCCTGTTCTGCCGTGACGGTTCTTCGCAATGTGCAACACCATCTTTGACCGGTCATCCTCACCGTCATCCATTGCGCGTTCACGGTTCAACAAAATCACCACATCGGCATCCTGCTCAATAGCACCCGAATCTCGCAGATCAGACAGGTTCGGTGCTGAGTCTTTTCGGCCTTCAACAGCACGGTTCAGCTGCGCCAAAGCAATCACCGGCACATCCAAGTCACGAGCCAAGATTTTCAGGCCGTTGCTGATGGCCGTCACAGACTCGTAACGACTACGCCCACGCTCAGTGTCTTGCATCAGCTGTAAGTAATCGACCACGATGGCAGCCAACTTCTGCTTCTTGCTGACCTGCCTGGCAAACGCCCGAACATCCGTCAAAGTCTGCCCCGACTTGTCAGCAATCGCAATCGGCCTAGACATCGACTCGCGACCCTTAGCAATGCGTTCCCAATCAAGTGCAGTCATCTTCCGCTGCTCAATGTGATCCATGCTCACCATGCACACACTCGCAAACAGGCGATTCACAATCTCACGCTTAGACATTTCCAAACTGTGAAAACTGACCGCACCAGTCGCTGCCAGCTGATAAGCCATGTTCACCGCAACCACAGACTTACCCACCGCAGGCCTCGCGCCAATAATGTATAACGCACCAGGCCTAAACCCACCCAAGAAGTCGTTTAGTTTGCCCCACTGCGAAGGCACAAAGTCAGGTGCGCTGTTCAAATTATCAACCGCAGGCAGAATCAAGTCCTTCACAAACTCAACCTCAGACCGCAACCTGCCAACAGTCACCTGCTCAATCTTGTCACCAGCACGATCCAACGCAACATCCACATCAGAATCAATGGCGTTACCGGCAGCCTGCAACTCGTGACCCACCTGCACCAAAGCCCAACGAGCGTTCCGGTCATGGATTAGTTGCTCATAAAAGTTGGCGTTCTGCCAGGTTGGTGTTTCTGCTGTGGCCTCATGCAAATACACTGACAGCTCAGGAATCTTCGACCCCACCGTTAGCGTGTCGATCCCTTCACCATCGCGGCGCATCTGCACCATAGTTGCGAAAATCTTTGAGTGCTTATCAGTTGAGAAGTCGCTGGCGATCAGGTGGCAATCATCTAAGACCGCACCGCCGCTGAGAAGGATTGCGCCTAGGAAGATTTTTTCGGCGTTTTGCTCATACATCTAGGTTCTCAATTCGCTTGTTTGCAATGGCGATGTATTCGGCACTAATCTCAGACCCGATGAAGTTTCGGCCATTGAGTAAGCTCATTTTCGCTGTCGTTCCCGAACCGATGAACGGGTCATACACGGTCTGCCCAGGCTTCGACCAAGTAAGAATGTGGTCTTGCGCCAAAGCCTCTGGAAACGGCGCAGGATGCTTCACACCGTTGAACGAAGTCACATAACGCCAAATGTTGTTTCGCGGCGAGAACTCTGGCACAGGGTTTTTTAGTTTCCCCGAAAAGTCTTTGAAACCAGCCCACTTATTCGGCTTGTCGCAAATCAGCTGCGCCTCTGGTTTGCCCTTGCTCAAAACAAACATGAACTCAAAAATCTGTGTGTAACGGTTGCCATCAGCTCTGGCCGGATACGCTGGCGAGTTCTTTTCATAAATCATCGTGTCATGCAGACTAAGGCCTAACTCCATAAAGTGCAAAGCCTGGCGAAATGAACTGCCCGACTCAGAACCCTTTATGACCTGATCGCCGATAACCCAAACAATAACTCCACCTGGTTTGATTACCCTCACCAGTTCAGCGGCTATTGCTTCGAAGTCAAACTCGTAGCCGTTATATTCGCGCAGGTTGTCATACGGTGGCGAAGTCACAACCAAATCAATCGCACCGGAATCCATGCGCTGCATCGTGTCCACACAGTTCTCGTTGTAAATCCTGTTGAGTTCAATAGCCATCAGAAGTCACCCACGATTTTTCGCACCTGGTCTTTTGGCTGTTTATCGGCAGCCCACTTCTGAGCCTGATTCATCCACTTCTGATAAGCCAAACCCCAATCAGCCATCTTTGAGCCTTTTGCCATGTGATGCAGCTTAAACGCTTCGGTCTGTTCACTCATGTTCAACAAAGGCCATTTAGTGACAAACATTCCAATCAACCGGTCATCAGGTAACCAAGATTCATCCAGCAATTTTTGCTTCGTAGTTATATTAGGTTTCTGTAATGGTTCTATAAGGGTTAGTGCGCCAAGTGCTGTCACCCCTGACGGCGATTCTGTCACCCCTGAGTCCAAATCTGTCACCCCTGAGCGTGTTTTTGTCACCCCTGACAATGACGGCAAAATGACCCAGTAAAGGTTCGATTTGTATTGGCCACGGCTAGGTGCTTTTTGCACATGAACTTCCAGCTCACCCAAAGCGACAAGTTCTTGGATGTCGCGTTGCACTGACCGTTCTGATGAGTTGACCATTTTGGCAATGGTTTCGATTGATGGCCATGCGCCGATTTCGCCCTGGTGATCGGCGATTGCGAGCAGCACGAGCCTGGCTCTGCCGGTTGATTTGGATTCACGCCAAACAGCGTTTGAGATTTCAATGCTCATTTTTACTGCCTTTTCTACGGCAAACCTAGTATCCTAGGAACTGCCGATAGGTCGATTATCGGTGAAGGTCATCAGCTCTCGCTGGTGGCCTTCTCTAATTCTACTGGTTGGAATATAACAACAGCTGATGGAAAAGGCGCAGCATCGCCAACACCGTTTCGACCAACAAACTTCAAGCGGCCACGCAAAAACCGAATCTCACCCTGCATGGCGTAATCATGCCACCAAGCCGTGTCAGTTCGCGCTGGCACTAAGCAAACCACAGTTGCACCGGCCAAACTTGATTCATAGGCCTTCTTCATCCACTCTTTGATGGTTCGACCATAAGGCGGATTCATCCAGCAAACACCAACCCAATCTTGCGCTAAACCATCGGTTGTTTTGTCAAAGTAATTATCAACTTTGTGATTCCAGTCATCAGCACAAACATCCAAACTAAAACCAAACTCAACATCCAATTTGTCAAAGAAGTCTTGTGGTGTAGCCCATTCATCTGTGGCAGAACTCATAAGCCCAGAAGTTAAATTGGAATTATTGCTCAGTTTCATTCGTCAAATACCCTTTTCCGAAATTGTGTAACTCCACCCTAGACCAGTCATCGCCAATAATGCAATAAATGGCGTTCGGCAAATCATAAACCGGTGTCACAGACGGATCAGCCCAACGCGACAACTTCCAACCAAACAACCTGGCACGGTCAGCCCAATCAGCATCCGACTCAATCAACTGGTTAGCTTCGGCACAAAAAACTATAAGATTTGATGCATTATTCAGCGTAGATTTGCGACCTGCACCACCAAAGCCACGATTAGCCCTGTGCTGTGGAATCAGTGTGTCATCCGTCTTCCCACAATGAAGGCAATGCTTATCGCGCGCCAACAGCTTGTCGAACTCGCGCCTATTCATCATCCCAACCAGGCTTATCAGGCAACTCAATGTTCAACGACTTCATCTGAAACCCAATACGCTCAAACGAAGTTTCCGCCGAAGTCATAATCGGTGTTTCTGTCACATCAGGCGTAACCTCGCACCGATGCTTCGACACCCACTCACGCCACAAAGCCACCTCACGCGCACCACTCACCTCAAACGATGAACCGCAAAAACCGCAGGTCTGACTAATAGGCATAACCCAATGCTAGTGACCGGTTCTGAAAAGCAGCTCAACCTGCCGACCAATAGTGGCGTTCAAAACACCAGCATCAGCCAACTGCTTCGCCTTATTCCGCACCCTGTTCAACTCAGCCCTAGCAATGTCAGCATCCAGGCGCAACTGGCCTGTTTCCAACTTCGCCAACGCAGTGCGATCAGCCACAGTTCCCTCAGCGTTCATAAACGCCAAATTGAACCCACGCTCTGACGCAAACTCGACCTCAGCCAACTTCTTCTCAGCTTCATAAATCGCCTGTGGTGCTTTCGCTGCTTCCGTTGTCAGCCTCTGCAATTCCTGAATTACCATGTCTGGTGTTATCAACACGCTGCAACCTTTCCCTTTGAGTAATCAACAAAACTTCACAAGTGTCAGCAGACCCATGCCAAAATTCCCAAGCAATCGTTTCCTGCAACTCCACAATCGAAGCCAACAAAATCTTACGGTTTAGCCGTTGATCCATAAGCCTTTATCTTTTCCAAGATTTCAGGCGCAACCTTAGCGGCCACCGCATCGGTGTATAACAGGCGCAACTTATCAACAGCATAGGTTAAGGCTAGTGCTTCGGCCTCAGCCAACCAGTCGCGCTTTTCAACCTGGCGATTCCGAACCTCTTGCATCGAAGCCACACCCTGCTTGGTGTCAACAGCCAACGCCGCGACCATTGCGCGACCCCAAGCTGCTGTTTCAGCGTTCTGCACCTCAGAATCTTTGGTGAACCTTGTCGGCCCTGGCACCGGTTCCCATGCTGTTCCCACACCTGGTCTTGCATCGTCAGGTGTGCGATAAGCGGCAGCCGTGTAGACAACCCACGACTTGCCAGCAAAATCAATAAACTTCAAATCCAGCTGTTGCAACGAACCTGTCGGAAACTTCTCACGAAACTCTACAATTCGCGTGGCAACATCGATGTAATCTAGTGGCCCTTTGTAGTCAGCCATTACATCTCGCCAATGTCAGACGCACGGTGCTTCGCTGTGCTGTCAGCCGGTGGTGTCGGCGCAGCCAACTTAGCCAACTCCTGCAACAACTCACCCTGGCGAATAACCAAAGCAGTCACCGCAGACAACTGCTGATCTAACAACGCAATTCGCTTGTCACAAATCTTGTTGATTTCCAGCTGTGATTCCCAAATGTTTTCAGACATTTTTACCCTTCTTGATAGTTAGTGAAACAACACCATTGCGATTCACGCTTCTGGTGCAAACAACATACTGCTCACCACCGACATCAACGAAACCAGTTTTGGCCTCGCCCAAAGCATCGATAGTGCGCGACTTCAACTCTGTCAGCAACTCAGCCGCCTTGTCAAAGTCTGATTGTGCGTTCTGAACATGAACACCCAAATCCCCCAAGTCAACAGCCAGGTCAGCTGTGCCGGTGTTTATGGCCTTCACCGTTTCGAAGGTGCTGGCAGACCCATCCCAATCAGGTTTCGTGTCGTTCAGCACACAGTCGCGCCAACGCTCAACAGCCGCGAACATGGCATCAAATTCCCACTGGTCGAACTCAATGTCGAACTCGCGCAGATCGTTGCCACTGAATAACGCCACCAGTTTTGCCTTAGTTGCACCCATCACAAAGCAATACCAAAGAACCTGCGCCCGATAATGTGGTGGCACTTCATCAAACGGCACACGGCTGGTCTTGATTTCCAAAATGCCAGAAGTGCCGTCAGGATAGTTCAGCAAACCATCAGGATTCGCCCTAGCCCACTCAAACTCATCATGCGCCCAAGTGCCAACATCGCTCACAATCTCATAACCAGGATTCAGCTCAGACCAAACAAGTTTTATCGGGTCTTCAAACACCTGACCAAAGCGCATCGCCAACGACTGCTTCACCTCATTAGGAATCTTGCCTGTGGCCTTAGCCCAAGCAGTGAACGCAGACTCCCACGGATTCAA